GGCGGCCGTTGCCGTGGAAAACCGAGCCAGCACCTGAGCCGGCGAGCTGGCCTGGCCGGCGGCGCCGCGCAGGCGCTCGATCTCGGCCACCAGGCCCGCGTTGGCTTGGGTGGCGGCCTCGGTCACCTGGGCGAAGGTGGGCGCCAGCTGCAGCAGGGCGGCGTAGAGACCGCGGCCGCTTTCGGTGGTGAGGTCTTGCGCCTCGACCAGCGCGCGGTAGGCCTCGCGCGTGGCAGGCACGGCTGAAACGCCGAACTTGCCAAGCTCCGTCTGCAGCTGGCGGGCGGCAAGCGCCGTGCGCTCCGCGTCGGTGTACAGCGTGGCGATGTAGTTGCTGGCCGACTGGCTGAGGTTCTGGATGCCGCCGAAGGCCTGGATCAGGGCATTGACGCTGTCGCCCGTCAGCGCGGCGATCTGCGGCAGGCTGGCGCCCAGGCCCACCAGCGCAGCCTGGGTGGCGTTGATCTGGTCGACGACCTGGCCCAGCTGCTCGATCGACGGCGCCTTGCCAAGGCTGTCGAGCAGCTGCGTGGCCCAGGCCGGCAAGCCGATGTCGTTGAGCGCGGCACGCACGTCAGCCGCCACGCGCGCCAGGTACTGCTGCTGGCCGGCGGTACCGTCGGCGTACAGCTGATAGCTGGTGTCGTTGCCGGCCACCAGGCGATTGCGCAGCAGGATGGCCAGGCCACCCATGGCCGGGTCGCTGCTGCTGTCGTCGGCGAAGGCGGCTTTCACGGTGTAGCCGGCCGTCCTGCCGAAGGCAGTGGCGGTGCTGTCCAGCGCCGCGGTCATGGTCTGCGCGATCTGCGTGGTGAGCGCCTCGACCTCGTTGCTCCATGCGCCCCGGCGCGTGCCCAGGCCTGCGACGCCGTCACCCACCTGCAGTCCGGCGGCAGCGCTGAAGGCCGAGCTGGCACCGAAGTGCGGCGTGCCGCTGTTGTCGAATGCCTTGGCCAGCGATGCGATGACGCCGATGCCCAAGCCGATGGGGCCCAGTGCGCCAGCGATGGTGCCCAGCCCGTTGGCCAGGCCGCCCGCGAACAGGCTGCTGCCGCTGCTCAGCAGGCCGGTGACGCTGCCGCCAGCGCCCCAGGCGGTCAGGCCCGATGCAACACCCGAGCCGAAAGCGCCCATGCTGCCCAGCAGCCCACCCGCGCCGGCGATGCCGCCCATGTTGAGGATCGACCCCAGCGACCCGGCCGCGCCCAGCGGCGATGCCGACGCGCCGAAGCTGCCCAGGCCGAGCGCACCGCCCACCAAGCTGCTGACCGCACCGCCGATCGGCGACACGATGGCCTGCACCACTGGACGCAGGACCATGGTCTTGAACATGTTGACCACCGTGTCGCGCAGCGTGGCCGCGAAGCCCTTGCCCGACTCGAAGCCGCGCATCAGCGCGTCGGTGATGCTGTCGCTGATCTTCTCGCTGGCGCGGGCCCATTCCTTCGCGGCGTCGTCGGCAGCCTTGCGCATGTCCTGGCCCTGCAGCAGGTCGCGCAGCTTCTCGCGCTGCTGGATCTCGCGCTCGATGGCGGCCACCGCATCGGGGTTGCCCATCGCGGCCACCTGGGCGTCGCGCAGGCGGGCGATCGTCACCTCTTCGATTGCGGCCTTCAGCGACAGGCGGCCGGTGGCTGCAATGCGGGCGGCGGCCTCTTCGTCCTGCAACGCCTGCACCTGGCGGGCGACGGCATCGCCGCTCTTGGCCAGCGCGTCCAGCCACTGCTGGTAGTCGCGCGCGGCTTCGGCCGCCACCTTGGCGCTGGCCTTGACAGCGGCGGCGTGGTCCTCAGCCGCCTGCGCTGCGGCAGCGGCGGTGATGATTTGCTCGCGCTGCTGGCGGCTGTAGGTGGCCCAGGCCGGGTCGCGCTGAACATCCAGCAGCTTGGCCTGGGTCTTCGACAGCCCGTCGCCGCCGGCCGTGGCCTTTGCCTGGATGTCCTGCAGGCCGTCGAGCGCACGCATGTAGGCGCGGGCCGCTTCCTCCTCGGCCTTGAAGGTCGGCAGCTTGGGCGCGGCGCCAGGCTTGTCGGCGTACTTCTCTCGGATCTTGCCGATCAGCGCCTCGATCTCGACACGGCTCTTGCCTGCGGCAAGGCCCAGCTGCTCAGCCTTTGCAATCTCGCGCGCCTGCTGGGCCTGCTTGCTGAGGAACTTCTCGGACTCGTTGTCCCACTGTGCAGACGCCTGGACGGACTCGCGCCGGGACTTGGCGGCGTCGGCGCCGCGCTGCTCCAGGCGCAAGATCTCCTGCAGGGCGACTTCGCGCTGACGCAGCGATTCGAGCGCCGCAGCGCGGCTTGCAACCTCTTGCCCATCGGCGCCGCGGAAGCGATCGGTTGGCGCTGCAGCGCGTGCGCGGTCCATGGCGACGCGCACGGCGTCCAGCTGGGCCTGCGTCGTCTGCTCGCGGCCGATGCCCTTGGCCGCGTCCCACGCGCCGACGATGGCGGCCTTGACGGCATTCCATCCGCGCTCCATGGAGCCGAGTGCGCCCTCGACCTGCGGCGTGCGCTGCTGGATGGCGTCGGCGTAGGCGTTCTGCGCCACCCGCGCGGCCTCGGCCGTGCGACCTTGCTGCTCCAGGGCGCGGATCTGCTCGTAGGTGCTGCGGGTGAGGAAGTTGGTCGACTCGTTGAGCTTCAGCGCGGCCTGCAGCGGGTCCTTGGCCAGGCTGCGAAAGGCTTCGGCCGTCTTCTCCGCAGCGGGACCGCCGACGCGCTCGAGCTGCAGCGCGGCGGTCACCAGGCGCTGCATCGACTCGCGCCCGATGTCGGCCGAGTCGGCGATGCTGAGCAGCACCTCGGCCGCCCTGCCCTGCGTGCTGGCACCGGTGGCACGGATGGCCGCCGCCATGTCGCTGAACTGGCCGGCGGTGATGCCCGCGACCTGGCCACTGAGTGCGACCGAGCGCCTGAAGGCGGCCGACTCGCTGGCGCCCGCGCTGTAGGCCACCGCGATGCCGGCCGCCGCAGCCGCGGCTACCGTGAACGGGTTGACCAGGCCCAGCACGTAGCCGCCCAATGCCCGGGCCGCATTGCCGGCACCGCCAAACATGTACTTCAGCTGGCCGCCCTGCTGCAAGAACACCGTCAGCGGCTGCTGGCCACTGGCAATCGACGTGACGATGTCGGTGAACTGCGCCGGCACGCCGCGCAGGGCGGCAGCCGTCTGCGCGGCGCTGACGCCCATGCCGTTGAGCGAGGCGCGGGCGGCCTTCTGCGCCACTTCGGCGCGGCGCAGGTCGGCGATGTAGGGCGCCAGCACATCGGCGCTGACGCCGCGCTGCTGGGCCAGGGTCTCGAAGTAGGCCGCGCTCCCGCGCTCACCGGCCTTGAGCGCCGCGGTGGTGCGCTCGATGCTGCCGATAATCGACTTGGCCGCGCGGTCGACCTTGCCGGCGGCGCCCTGCCCGCCCTCGCCGATGCTGTCGACGGCCTTGCCCGCAGCGCCGGCGGCCTGGCCGACCTTGGCGCCCATGCCGACGGCGGCATCCTCGATCTGCTTGAAGCCCTGCTGCGCACCCGACGGGTCGACGCCGGTCTCGAGCTGGACTTTGCGGGTGTCGGTCATGTGGGGGTGGTCCTACTGCTGGTTGTCACGCAGCTGCAGCAGCGCAGCGGCGGCCATGTCGCGGATGTCGTCCAGGGCGGCCAGCCAGTCGTCAGGCGCGTCGGGGTGCATGCGGTCGAGCAGCGGGTAGACGGCGAGCTGGTTCAGCGCGACCGGGCCGGCAGGGCCTGTCAGCCACTGCGTGCAGACCCGTTCGAAGGTGCGGAAGACCGGCCAGCAGTCGGGCCAGACTTCGACCGGATCACGCTCATAGTCGGAGACTTCGAAGCCGGCGGCGGCAGCCTGCTGGGGTGTCGGCAGCGCGTAGAACATCGCTGCCGCCGCCTCGGTCAGTTTCCCCGGCGGCCCTCGATGATGGCCATGCGGTACTCGTCGACGATGGCCGTGGCCATGCCGGGCAGCTCGTCGCACAGCTGCACCACGTGCTCGAGGTCGAACGGCTCGGGCAGGCTCCAGCCGGTGGCGATGTCGAGGATGTGCTCGGCCGTGGCCTTGACGCTCACGGCCTGCAATTCCCCGGCGGTCAGAGGACCATCGCCAGCTTCGGCCCGCGCGCCGTCGACGGACTGGGCGGCAGCCATGCGGTCATCGAGCAGCTTGCCGTACTCCTGACGCGTGCGGTAGCGGAAGTCGACTTCGATCATGCCTTCGCCGCCTTCAGGCAGATCAGCGGTGACGGTGCGGCGGATCGTCGCCGGGCGCTTGCCCAGCACGACGCGGGCCTTGTTGGTTGCCATGTGTGATTCCTTCGCGGGGAGTGGTGGTGTGCCCGTGCCCGACGCGCCCTCTCCCGCGAAGAAGAGAAACGCGCCGGGCCGGTGCTGGGGCGGGCCGTTCGGCCCGGGATCAGGAGGCGTAGCGGGTGCTGCGGTTGGTGCCGTTGACGGCAAGGCGCACGCGGTTGACCTGGCCGTCGGTCATCACCACTTCCTCGTTCAGCGCCACGGTGCATGGCAGCAGGGTGAAGCTGCCGTTTTTGGTCATCGTCTTCAGCACCGTGTTGGCGCCGGTCTCGGTCAGCGACAGCAGCAGCGAGTAGGCGGTGCCGCCGATCGCATCCGCGTCGATCTCCATCGTGCGGCTGACCGCGGTGAAGCCGTCGTTGATGCTGTACTCGACATCCGACTCGAAGTACTTGTAGGCCACCGTCTTCGGGTCGCCGCCGGTGCTGTTCATGCCCAGCAGCTGGGTGATCTGCACAGGCGTCTGCGCCTTGTAGCCGTTGCCCGCGCCGCCGGACGCCGGGTAGAACGTGGTGTTCGTCGTGTTGCAGCCTTCCAGCACGTAGCTGTCGGTGGCCACGGACTTGATGCGGTAGGCGCGCTTGTTCAGCCGGCCCCAGCCGCTCTCGATGAACACGACATCGCCGTTGCTGTAACCGTGCGCGGTGGACGAAACCACGGCCTCGGTCGCGTTGCTGATGCCGCTGATCGCCTTGGCGGCGGCCAGCGAGGTGTAGATCTGGTTCGTGGAACCAGTGGGAAGCTGTGCCATGGTGGGCCCTTTCAGTGAAAAAGCCCGCAGTGCGGGCCGATGGTGGCGCCCTGAACGGGCAGAGAAAAGCCGCCATCGGTTGCCCGGTGGCGGCTGGTTGCTGGGTTGCTGTGCGTCAGCGCGTGCTGAGGATGCTGAAGTCCTGCCGCGCCCCGTAGAGGATCGGCTCGATGTCGTCGGCGATGTCGGCGATGGGCTCGCTTTCGGGCTGTGCAACGAACGGCGCGACGCCGTCGCACAGCGCGGCCTCGACCTGGCGAACCAGGGCCAGCGCCTCGGTGCGTCGCTTGCTCCACACGTTGACCTGCAGCAGCGTGTGGCGCTTGTCGGTCGGGCCGCCCTCGACGTAGCGCAGCGACCTGCCGCCGATGAACTGCCAGGTGATGTAGGGCCGCGCGGTGCCGAAGGGCGCAACGTCGGGCAACACCCGCGGGCAAACGGTCAGCAGCGCGGTGGTGATGTCGGCTTCAA